CGTCCAGCCCTTCGTGTAGGCGAGGATCGGCGCGGCCTTGATGACGCGGCCGGTCTCGTTGAGCACGAGGCCGGCGCAGCCGCCACGCTTCATCGTGACTTGGATGAGCATTACGGTTCGCCTTCGGGCTTGCGTCGCAGGATCAGTTGCCAGTCGAGGTTCGGGTTGAGATCGATGGCGCGCAGAACGTCGGACACCGTCTTGCCCTCGCCTTCCGCGACCACCTCGAAATGACAGCCGGGGTGCGTCGTGTCGAAGTCGCGCAGGTGCTGCAGCCATTTCTGCACGAGTTCGTCGGGGAGGTGCGCGATGGTGTAGATCTGCGCCATCAGGCGTGCCCGGTGAGGTCGGGCTGGCCTTCGAACCGTTTGATCTGCTCCTTGAGCATGGTCACGACATCGGCGCGGCTGGCGTTGGACATGTAGTTGCAGCGGCCCTCGTGGCCTTCGAACGGGAAGACCATGAGGACGAAGCCGGTGGTGCGGGCGTTGCCCTTCGCCCCGTCATTGAAGATCGCGTCGATGAAGTCCGCGACCGCCCTCATATCATCGATGTACTTCTGCTCGACCGGCGCATCGCCGATCCGCTCGCGCCCGCGTCGTCGCTTGGCTTCACCCATCAGGACATCCCCCATCGAAACTCTGGATTGTCGAGGCCGGCGCACACGAGGCGGTAGCGCGCCCACGCGCGCGGACCGAGGGGCTTGCCGTCGTTGCCGTAGCCGCGTTCGAACATGCCGATGGACGACACCGAATAGCCGGTGGCGCGCGCGAGTTCTTTGCAGGTGAGCCGGCGCACCGACTTGCGCCAGAACTTCGCCTTCGCGGCTTCGACGGCGGCGAGCGAGGGCTGGTGGATGATGGTGGGGCGCTTGGTCATCACCAAGAACGTCCGCTCGTACAGGAAAGTGGCGACCGACGCTACGACATACGGTCTTAAAGGTCGAGTCCGTTTATGCAATTCTCCCGGTTCCTACGAGGGATCGCCGAATGGCGTGGACCGATTGCTCGTCCTCGATGATCAAGCGGTACGACTATGACGCCAACATGCAGGTGCTGCACCTGCAGTTCGGGTCGGGGCGCATCGCGAGCCTGCAATCGGTCCCGCAGAACGTCGCGGACGACTTCATCGCCGCGCCCAGCAAGGGGAAGTTTTTCCATACCTCGCTGCGCGATCAGTACAAGGCGTTATGAGCCATGCCGACCGACGAGGATTGGGAGCCTTACGAGGACGACCCGCCCGACGAGCCGGACGCCTACGCTGACATGCTCGATGACCCGGCGCGGGAGGATTTCGTGTGACCGAGACCGTCCGCGAGCAGGTGCTGTACAAGCTCGCGACCAACGTGCGGCTCGCGCATCAGACGCTGTTCGCGCACCGGCATCCGCAAGAGACGCCGCCGTTTCACTGGGATCTCATCACCGACTTTCACTCGCCGCGCCCGCGCATCTGCACGCAGGCGTTCCGCGGCGCAGCCAAGTCTTCGATCCTCGAAGAAGGCGTGTGCATCGCCGCCGGCTTCCGCATGTTCCGCAATTGCCTGCTGCTCGGCGACACCGAGGACCGCGCGGCTGACCGCTTGCGCGCGATCCGGCACGAGTTCGAAACGAACGACGGGCTGAAGGCGCTGTTCGGCGAGCTTCGCGGCCGCTCGTGGCTGGAGACGAAGCTTGTGCTGTCGAACGGGATCATCATCCAGTCGTTCGGTCGCGAGCAGGCGCTGCGCGGCGTGAAGCACAACGACCTGCGGCCCGACTTCTGCGTCGGCGACGACATCGAGAACGAGGAGAGTTGCGCCAGCCCGGAGCGGATCGCCAAGGTGATGAAGTGGTTCCTCGCGGTCGTGCTGCCGGCGCTCGACATCAACGCGCGGGTGCGGATGAACGGCACGCCGCTGCACCCGCAGGCGATGATCTGCCAACTGGCGGCCGACCGCACATGGCTGTCGCGGGTCTATCCGATCCTCGTCGCCGACGCCGAGACTGGCGAGGAGCGGTCGCTGTGGCCGTCGCGCTATCCGATGTCGTGGATCAACGACAAGCGCGAGACCTACACGCGGCACGGCTACTACTCGCACTTCGCGCAGGAATTCCTCTGCAAGGCCGAAGACCCGCAGAGCAAGACGTTCACGCAGAACATGATCCACATCGAGCCGACCGTGCGCACCTGGCAGGCGACTTACGCCATGGTCGACCCCGCGCGCACGACGCGCTCGACCTCGGCGTCGACCGGCCTCGCGGTGTGGTCGTGGATCAACCGCAAGCTCGTGGTGTGGGAAGGCCGCGCCGGGCTGTGGATGCCGGACGAGATCGTGAAAGAGATCTTCCGGGTGGACGAGACCTACCGGCCGGTGCTGATCGGCGTCGAGCTTGACGGCCTCGAAGAATTCATCAGTCAGCCGCTGCGCCACGAGCAGTTGCGGCGCGGCTTCGCGGTGCCGATCCGCGGGATGCGCGCGCCGCGCAACAAGCTCGATTTCATCAAGGGGCTGCAGCCGTTCTTCAAGGCGAAGGAGGTCATCTTCGCCAAGAACTGCCCCGACCTGCAGGCGCAGTTGCTCGGCTATCCGCACGGGCGCATCGACGTTCCGAACGCGCTCGCCTACGCGATCATGCTGCGGCCCGGTCAGCCGATCTACGATGCGTTCTCGACGCAGCATATCGTGGAAGACCTGCCGGCGGTGCAGCGCGCGCAGTTCTATCTCGCGCTCAACGCGACGCAGGCCTGCACTGCCGCGGCGCTCGTGCAGCTTGTCGATGGTCGGCTCAGTGTCCTCGCCGACTGGGTGCGCGAGGGCGACCCCGGCTGGAACCTCGACCCGATCCTGCGCGAGGCGGGACCGCTCGCCCAGGGCAAGGTCAAGGTGTTCGCCCCGCTCAAGCACTTCTCGGCCTACGACATGATCGGGCTGCGCGCCGCCGCGAAGGCCCAGCCGGTCGAGTTGAACCGCGGCGGCCCGGAGCACACCGGCCGCGAGGAGATCCGCCACCTGTTCAACCGCCTGAGCCGCGGTCGCCCGATGGTGCTGGTCAACGCGCAGGCGCGCTGGACGCTCAACGCGCTCTCCGGCGGCTACTGCCGCGAGGTGACGCGGCAGGGCGCGCTGACCGAACAGGCGGTCGAGGGTCCGTACCGCACGCTGATGGAGGGGGTCGAGAGCCTCGCCGCGCTCACCAAGTCGATCACGCTTACCGACGACGAGGCGGTGCATTACGCGCATACGCCGGATGGCCGGCGCTACATCAGCGCGCTTGCCGGGAGGGCATGATGGCCTTCAACGTCGATGACGAACTGATCGCGCGCTGGACGCCCGCGCACGAGCAGATCGCGCGCCACCTGCTGGTCAAGGTGCTCGAGGTCATCACGCCGGCCGACAGCGCGAACCCGACGCTCTATCGCTGCCAGACCAACATGGGCGTCACGATGCTGCTGCCGGAGACCGATCTCGCCGCGCCGCCGCCGGCCGGCGCCACCGCCGCCAACCCGCCGGAGACCGCACTTGCCAAACCTTGACGACGAGCCCGCAACCGAGGCCGAGGACCGCTCGAACCGACGCGGGCGCGACCTCTCGCGCACCAAGTCGATCAAGGACAAGCTGCTCGACGCCTACAAGGAGATCGAGGAGGGCTACCGCGACCAGTGGAGCCGGTCGAACGACCAGATGGACTATTGGGACATCTATCACTGCGAGCTCACGTCGAAGCAGTTCTACTCCGGCAATTCGAAGGTGTTCGTGCCGATCATCAAGAACGCGATCAACGCGCGCAAAACCCGGTTCACGAACCAGATCTTCCCGCAGTCGGGCCGCTACGTGGAATGCACGTCGAGCGACGGCACCAAGCCGGACGCGATCACGGCGCTGCTGGAGCACTACGTGCGCGCCGCCAAGCTGCGCACGCTGGTGATGCCGGCGCTGGTGCGCGCGGGCGACGTGACGGGGCAATACAATATCTATGTGTCGTGGTGCGAGCGCAAACGGCATGTGACTTGGCGCAGTCAGTCGCTGCCGAAGATCGAGGGCACCGACATCGACAATCCCGCGTCGACCACCATGATCGACATCAAGTCCGAGACGATCTCGGCCGGCTTCCCCGAGGTCGAGGTGATCGCCGACAGCGACGTGCTGGTGCTGCCGCACACTGCCGACAGTGCCGACGAGGCAATCGACGTGGGCGGGTCGGTGACGATCCTGCGCCGATGGGGCAAGGCCAAGGTCAAGAAGATGATCAAGGCCGGCGCGATCCGCAAGGACGAGGGCGAGGAATTGATCGACCAGATGGCGAAGAAGGGGCCGCCGGAGCACGTCGACGCCGACAAGAAGATGGTCGACGCCGCCGGCATCAAAGGGCAGGGCGGCAAGAAGTACGCGCAGGTCTACGAGACGCACATGATGCTGGAGGTGAAGGGCGAGCAGCGCCTGTGCCAGATCTTCTTCGGCGGCGAGAAGCGCATCCTCGGCGCGCGCCTCAACCCGCTGTGGTGTGATCGCCTGCCGCTGCTCTCGGTGCCGGTCGAGAAGGTCGCCGGGGCATTCAAAGGCGAGAGCAAGGTGAAGGACTGCGCCGACATGCAGTATGCCGCGAACGACGCGGTCAACATGGCATGGGACAGCGCGGCCTACGGCCTGATGCCGATCATCATGACCGACCCGGAGAAGAACCCGCGCGTCGGCTCGATGGTGCTGTCGATGGCCGCGGTGTGGGAGACCTCACCGACCGACACGCAGTTCGCGAAATTCCCCGACCTGTGGCGGCAGGGGTTCGAACTGGTCAATGCCTGCAAGGCCGAGGTGTCGCAGACGCTGGCGGTGTCGCCCGCCGCGATCACGCAGGGCACGCCGCAGGCGAACAAGGCGAAGCCGAACCAAGCGATGATCGCACAGGAGCAGCAGATCGACATCCTGACGACCGCGGACTCGGTCACCGTGCTGGAGGAAGGCATCCT